AACAAAGACGTATATCCAGGGCTTAGCCCTGGCACACGTTTATGGTATACGTAAAGAGTTTACTAGTAAGTATACTGATAAGGGTAATGAGTGTGAGGATATGTGCCTAAGCTTTGTAATGGAGCAGATAGATAAAGGCTTCCTGTTTAAGAATGAGGAGAACTTTAGTAATGAATGGCTTACCGGTACTCCTGATGTAGTTACTGATCAAGTGCTAGTGGATGTGAAGAACTCATGGAGTGGATCTACTTTCCCCTGGTTTGATACTGAGTGCCCTAACAAAGATTACTACTATCAGCTCCAAGGGTATATGTGGCTAACTGATAAACAAGAGGCACTACTATGCTACTGCCTAACCAATACACCACATGCCATAGTAGAGCAAGAGGTAAAGAGTGCACACTACAAGTTAGGGTTAATGGAGGAGAGTTTAGATCTTAGAGACCAGGTGCAGAAGCAACACAGCTTCAATCATATCCCTGATGCTAAGAGAGTCAAGACTTTTGTGATACAAAGAGATGATGAGGTGATAGAGCAGATTAAGCTTAAGGTAGAACAATGTAGAGAATATTTTAACGAACTAATAACACAATTATGAACAGAATACAATTCAAACATGAGGCAGTTATAGCTGCTATGAATGCTCTAATGATAGATAACCCTCAAACATCTAAGCTATGGATAGCTAAAGAGGCTGTGCAAATGGCTGAGATATTATCTAATGAGGTGTATGGCGAAGAGATTAAATGGCCTATAGTTAATGATGGTCCAATACCTGAGCCATGTTAATCCTACTAACAATATTACTAACCCCTGCTGTGGTGTGGGGGTGGTGGTGTACAATCGCTTATTTATTAACAATTTTTAACAATGATTAACATGGAAACTAAAAAAAACACAGGTGCTATCTTCAAAAATGATAAGAAGACAAGCGAAAATCAACCTGACTACAAAGGGAAGGTAAATGTAAACGGTGCTGACATGGAGGTGGCACTATGGTTAAAAGAAAGTAAAGCAGGTACAAAGTATTTTAGTGCTACATTTCAAGAACCTTATGTGAAACCTGAAGCTAGAGTAGTAACTGATGAGCAGGATGATGATTTGCCATTCTAAATAATTTGATTATATTTGGGCCATGATATTACTAGCCCTTATACCATTAGCTTGGTGGTTTGTTACTTTTGAGCCATTACAAGCAACTTTTAACTACTTATTCAAGTATAACACCAGGTTACCATTAGCCATACATATACACTCTGCATTAGGATGTATTAAATGTGTGGCTTTTTGGCTTACTTTAATTTGTACCTTTGATTTTATCCTGGCTTGTCAGGCTGCACTATTATCCTTTATACTAGACGAATGTTTACAGAAGCTGAGATAGAACTGATTGATAATATAGCTAAGATGCCTGATAGTGAAAGGTATACTAAGTACAGCTGTATTAAATTGTATAAGATTAAAGAAAAGTACGAAGGTAGACAGCCTAGGGAGTGCTTTTGTGCATCAGTACGTAGGAGAATATGGTCCAAGGACTTTATGCAATGGTATGAAAAGAGCCTTAGACAAGTACATTAGCAGCAACTATGCTGAGGTGAGGGCATACACTGCCTACTTTCTATCTAAGATGGGGAGTTATATCGACGCTGATACTGTTATCAATAACTCATACCTTCACGTGGTCAATATAGATGGTGATCCTGATAAGGTCAAGGGATACCTGCTGAACACAATTAAGTATCAGATCCTGTGGAGTACATCAAAGAGCCACCGAGATGATAAGATAACAGCCATTGAGCACCCAAACACTGAGCCTGCAGATGATGATGACCTGGTGCATAAGCTTAGGGAGGATAGAGCGTATTCTTTTAACAAAGGTTTGATAGAGATCTATAGGAATGAGATAACAGATAAGATACAGCTAATAGTATTTGAAGCTTACATTGATAAAGGATATATTACCTCAAGAGCTATGGCTATCTATTTCGGTATTACTCATACTTCTGCTTACTACTTAATAAAGGAATTGAAACAAAATATAAACAAATTACAATATAGGTATGAAACCGAGCCAAGTTATTAGTATCTTTAGCCTGTTAATAGCTCTGAGCTGTGGACTTGCTTTGTTTTGTTTAGACTATGAGTGGGCCAGTAGAGCTGCAGGATTATGGATAGCATTTTATTATACATTTTTAATTTTAACACAGTATGAAGACAAAGAATGAGTATTTAGGTCAGTACATCACTACCTACAATGGCAACTATGAGAGAACTATAGAGGTCACAGAAGAGATGGCTAATGAGCATAAGTACTATACCTCTATTGGGTTAGGTTACTTGTTTGAGGAGTCAACTCCTAAGGTAAAGTATAAAGGGGTAGAAAATGAAAAAGCAGATTAGCTCTACTTCGACACTATCTAAGCCTAAGGTTAAGAGACCAGGTGTTCACGCTAAGACTAAAAACTCTAAGCTGAAAGCATCTAAGAATTATGTTAAACAATATAAACAACAGGGATAATGCCTAAGCCTAAATTGATAGAAAGTCCTGAGAAGTTAATGGAGATATTTGAGGCTTATAAAGCTCATTGTGCAGATAACCCTAGAATAAAATGGGTGCTATCACAAAAGACTGCAGAGATGGTAGCAGAACCATTAAGGGTACCTTTGACTAATGAGGGCTTTGAGATATTTTGCTATAATAACTACAGTGATGTTCACCACTATTTTGATAATACTGATAACAGATATTCTGAATATAGGACCGTCTGTTCGCACATAAAGAAAGAGATCCGTAATGATCAAATCACAGGAGGAATGGTAGGACAGTACAACCCCTCCATCACTCAACGTCTCAACTCATTAAAAGAGCATACAGATGTAACCAGTGGTGATGAGAAGATATCAGCTATTACTGTTACTATAGTTAAGTAGTAGTATAGTATAATAATAATAATACCAATATAGTATCTAACTAGGTACTAGCTTTGCTATGGATATAAAAGCTACTGCAATCTTTGAGAAGAACTATGAGGCCATAGCAGGAGACAAACGCTTCATAATTAATGAGGGTGGTAGTAGAAGCTCTAAGACCTACAGCCTATGTCAGCTCATGATTATCTACTGCCTACAGAATAACAATAAGGTAGTATCAGTAATTAGAAAGACCTTCCCTGCTCTAAGAGCTACAGTGCTCAGAGACTTCATAGAGATACTAAAAGATATAGGGTTGTATAAGCAGGAGATGCACAATAAGAGTGAGCACATCTATACCTTTGCTAATGGATCTATGGTAGAGTTCTTTAGTGTAGATGATGAGCAGAAGATAAGGGGTAGGAAGCGTGATATAGCCTGGTGCAATGAAGCCAATGAGCTCTACTTCGATGACTTCACACAGCTCAATATGAGAACGGAGGACAAGCTTATCTTTGACTATAACCCAAGTGATAGTGCATCCTGGTTATATGAGCTACCTGCTGAGGAGAGCATTAAGATAAAGAGCACCTACAAAGACAATCCATTCCTACCTGAAAGTATCAAGGCACAGATAGAGGATCTAAAGAGAACAGATGAGGCACTCTATCAAATCTATGCCCTAGGTGAGAAGGCTATCTCTAAGAGTAACATCTATAGTCAATGGACCTTTGTAGCTCATAGGCCCTCAAGGTTTGTTAAGTACGTCTATGGCTTAGACTTTGGATACAATCACCCCACAGCTTTGATGAGGGTGTACTACTGTGATAATGATATCTACATAGAGCCTGTGATATATGAGAGCTACCTCACCACTACTATGCTCATTGAGAAGCTAGCAACCCTAGGGATAGAACAGACAGTTACCATCTTAGCAGATTACTCACGTCCAGAAATCATACAAGAGATGAACATAGCAGGGTATGATGTGCAGAATGCTAACAAAGTAGTTAAGAAGGGGATAGATAACCTTAAGACCTTTGGTGTATTTTGCCAGGATGATAAGGCCATAAGAAGGGAGTATGAGAACTATAAGTGGAAGAAGATAGCCGATTTTATAACTGACGAACCAGTCAAGCTATTTGATGATGCAATGGATGCCATCCGTTACGCCACTACTCACATAAGGCAGGAGTATTACACTGATGACAGCTACTATGCATTCTGATATACTACATAAGATACAAGTGGTGCAAGCCTTCATATACCATAAGACAGGTAAGCAAGTGAGGATAGTATTCAATAGACCTGATAGGATGCAGCTGCACCTTCAACTACTAGATCAAGCTTATGCTGTGGCCATGGCTCAGTTCAAAAACAAATAACCAATTAAAATAATATAGGTATGGCAATAATCACAAAAGCAAGGGCACAACCGTTGATGCCTGCATACAATCCTATCAAGTTCATCTATGATAGCACTAATAAAAACCTACAAGGTTTCAAGTATATCT